CTATCGTAGTCCAAGGACACCTCTCACGAGGTGGCATCCTGAAGGGCATGGAGACAGACCTCCGTGCCCTTTGTGATGTAGCAATTCCGCAACATCAAACTTTTAAGGTTAAAAGATCATGAAGAAACCATACAGGCAAGCGTACCAAGCACTCAAGGTGATGGGTGTGCCAGTGTTTGTCAACGAAGATCACGACAAGCTGGGCAACTTCAGCATCAATGCCGAAGACCCCGAGGGCCTACGCTGGGCCGACTATTACGTCTCCGCCAGTCACGAATGGAACTTTGGCGTAAGCCCTGCGCTTGAGGCTGTGCTAGCTCAGTTCGGCTTGATGTGCGAGTGGCAGAACCCTGCCTGCTTGGGAGTGTATGAAGTATGAACTACTACTGGAGCCACGACTACACGAACCGCCGCCAACACTGGCTGTACATCGGAGAAGTCGGCAGCGAACGAATCGCTGGCCTTGTGTACGAGGTCAAGCCCGATGCGTACAGCGTGTACGGCGAGGACTTCGGCAAGAACCCGTTTGCCCGTGTGTTTCTGGGTGTGTTCCCCACGCTCGACGAGGCCAAAGACGTACTCGTAACCATCACTGCAAGCCAGAACTTTTAAGGTTAAAAGTATGAACAGCGAGTTCAAAAAGGACGACTACATACGGCGTGTGTACAGCGACGCTGTGCATTGGACACCCCAGAACAAACGGCGTGTCGACTACTTCGTGGCACGGTTCCCATTCGTGCCTGACTACCACCTGTGTGAGCTGGTGGAGGAATACCGCGACACGTTCAAACCGGCGTACCTGCCGCATGTATGCGAGAAACCCTTGCAGCATTTCAAAACCCTAACCCAAGCACTTGCTGTGCTCAGAGTAATCGAAGGAAGCCAATCATGACCGAACCCATCTGTCCCTCATGCTACATCGAGGACATACCCCTGCAACGATACGCACTCGGGTATCGCACATGCCTGACCTGTGGCGAGAAGCAAGCCAAGAAGGTCAAGCACACCATCGCACCGATGCCAAAGAGCAACTACATGTTGTTCACCGATCTGTCTCTACTCAAGGGATTGAACTCATCACACAAGGGCGGAAGCCTGTAACTTTTAACCTTAAAACTTTGGAGAACATCATGAACGCACACACCAAACTCAAACTGCACCTCGAACGCCATGTGTACAAGCGGGGCCGCAACAAAGGCGAAGCCCCCGCCGACAAGACCCGTCGGGCCAAGACACACTTTCGTGTCATCCAAGGCAACGGCGGGCAGATGATCGTGCGCTTCCACAACGCTGACATTCTCAGTGCATACGAGGACGGCCACATCAAGCTTCACACCAACGGCTGGGACTCATCACCCACAACACGCAGTGCAATGAACGAAGCCCTGTGTTTCTTCGGCATAGGTGGGGTAAGTTCGGTACGTCTCGGCGGGTACTCACAGACCGGCATCCGCATGGCGGGTAAGACGTATCGGTACTACGACAACATGGAGTTTGCGGCCGATGGCACACCACTCACGCCACTCAAGGAGTTCACAGCCAAGCGCACCGACCGCGAGGAGACAGCAGAGTTCCGTGCCGATATCAAAGAGTCGGGCTTCCTCGATATGTTCCCTGTGCTGTACCAAGCGGCCGCCGTACCTGAGAAAAGCTGGCTCGCAAGCTCCGCGCAGGAGATCATGACCAACGACTATCACGCTAACTACTGGCCCGAGCTTGTGGCTCTCGCAAAGTACAACACGTATCACGCACGGTACACAGGCAAGCCCAGCCACCACAACCACAAAGACGCACTGCGGTCACTCATCGCAAGCGTCACACGAACAATGACTAAGCTCGTCGATACCGGCGAGACAGTCTTGTAAGCCGAGCGCAAGCTCATTGTTTTAACCTTAAAACTTCTCTCTTTTCAACCCAAGGAAATCATCATGTCTATGTCAATCAATTTGAATCAAGCCGCGTCTCTCATCCGTAACGTTGGTACAACCAACACCATCCTCCTGCGGGGCCAGCCCGGCATCGGTAAGTCGTCCATCTTGCAGACACTCGAACGTGAACTGCCTGACTACCAAATCTGCTACATCGACGTGGCCAACCTCGACCTCGGTGACTTGGGTATGCCAGTCATCGACAAGGACACGATGGTCACGAACTACGCTCCGAACGCCCGCTTCGGTGTTGGCAAGAACTCAACCAAGCCTGTCGTGCTGATGCTCGACGAGTTGGGTAAGGCGTCCCGCCCTGTGCTCAACATGCTGTTGCCTGTGATCTTGGAGCATCGCATCGGTGACGTGCCCCTGCCTACCGGCTCTATTGTGTTTGGCACAACCAACCTCGACACTGACGGCGTGGGTGACAACATCCCTGCCCATGCGTTTAACCGTATGACTGTCGTGACTGTGGCCAACCCATCGGCCGACCAGTGGATTGAGTGGGCATCGGGTCACGACGTGGCCCCCGAGGTGATGGCCTTTGCCAAGCAGTATCCGCAGGTGTTCGACTGCTATGCAGACCTCGACAAGAAGGACAAGAACCCCTACATCTTCAACCCCATGACGGGCAACACACGGGCTTTCTGCTCACCACGTTCGCTGTTCAAAGCATCCAACATCATCAAGCAACGCAGTGTGCTTGGCACATCGCTTATCCCTGCCCTCGCCGGTACGGTGGGCGAAGCAGCAGCCCGTGACATGGAAGCCCTTGTGAATCTGGCCGATCAACTGCCTCTGTTTGAGACTATCGTGCGTGACCCACTCAAGGCCAAGGTGCCAACGGGTGCAGGTGCTCTGTTTATTCTTGCCTTCATGCTGGCCGGTCGTGTCGATGACAAGACGCTGAACCCCGTGATGGACTACGCCGAGCGTATGTCTAACGAATCGTTCGAGGCGCATGCACTGTTTATCACATCGCTGGCATCCAACCGCAACAAGGTAGGCATGGCATGTATGAACCGCAAGTTCACAGCACACGCCGCCAAGCTGGGCAAATACTTTTAAGGTTAAAAGAAAGGAGATCACATCATGCTAATCATTGAACAAAACTCTAACGGCCAGCGCATCGTCAAGATCAAGAAAGACTGGCATCACGGTCGCATCGGCCGTGCATACAACCCACAGAAAAACTTTGTGGACAGCCGCGAGATGGAGAAGGTGCAACACGCCTTGCTCGTCAAGCGCCCCATCTTCGTCAACATCTAAGGAAATAATCATGAGTGAAAACGCATTTGACATGGCACGCAAGATTCGTCACTTGCCCGGCATCAAGCTGACAGCCACCATCGACCCCACACACATATCCAATCGCATAAAGAACGCCACGCAGAAGATGTTGCGCGCTGGCGTTGTAACGGGCGGGTACACATCTAAGTCTCGGATGCTGGCGGAGCAACTGCTCAAAGATGAAGGTCGAGATGCCCCTGTGTTTGTGAATAAGTGGGGAGTGGTTATCGCAGACGTAGCCATTTTGACTGCTGAAGTGCGAGAGCGCATCGCAGAGCTGGTTGATGCTGCTCGGATGATTGAGCTTGCGACTGCCAACCACCACACCCAATACAGCAACGAGCGATACGACAACATGCGCGATAAGCTTAAAAACTATAAGGTCGGGCAGTTATCGCTTAGCTTGTACCAACCCGTCTTGCAACAGCAGATTGGTGAACTGGTGGCGTCGTGCCGCACACCACTGATGGTGCAGATACACAACGAGCTGGCCGACAAGTTGGACAGCACCGAGCCCTTTGCAATTAACTTTTAACCTTAAAACTTTTGGAGAAAATCATGAATGTCGCTGATCGAATCAAGAAGGCACACATTGCCATCATGCAACACAAAAAGTTCTGCGCCTACTCTGGTGTGCTTGCGTGTGGCAAGGTCACAGTGGGTGACGATGTACCCACGGCCGCAACGGATGGCTGGAACGTCATCTACAACCCCGAGTTCATCAAGGAGCATATGCCGCATGACCCCGAGTTGCGGTTCCTTGTGTTGCACGAAGCAACGCACAAAGCCTATCGCCACATGGTTACATGGAAGGCACTGCACGAGGAGAACCCACGGCTGGCTAACATCGCCGCCGACTACTTCGTCAACCTCAACCTGCATGATACGGATGACGGCGAGGGGTTCATCAAGATGCCAGCAATCGGTGTGCCTGTCGAGCCTAAGTATCGGGGCTGGTCTGTGCATATGATCTATGCCGACCTCAAGAAGCAACAGGAGGAGCAAGACGGTGACGGCAACGGTGACGGTGACGGCGGGGGTATGGACGAGCATGACTGGGATGGCAACGAAGCCAACGGCGACCCAGCCAAGGAGCAAGCGCAAGCTGACGAGATTCAACGCGCCATACGTCAGGGCGAAATCATGCGCAAGAAGCTGGCAGGTAAGGGTGCAGGTCAGTCGGACGGTTTGTTCGGCGACCTACTATCACCTAAGATCGACTGGCGCAAAGTGTTGCGTGAATTCATCACCGAGACTTGCTCGGGCCGTGACGAATCCTCATGGCGCAAACCCAATCGGCGCTACCTCGGCATGGACATTTACATGCCCACAATGATTGGCACAACGATGACTGAGCTGGTCATCGGCTTCGACACATCGGGTTCGATCTTTGGTGGCAACGAGATGACACGCTTCGTGTCCGAGATCAAGACCATCATCGAGGAGGTCAAGCCAAGCAAGGTGCATGTGATCTATTGGGACACCGAAGTGGCAGGACACCAGACCTTCGAGGACGGGCAGTTCGCTGTGCAAGACCTCAAGATCAAAGGCGGTGGCGGCACAGATGGTTCTGTGTTGTTTGACTACCTGCGTGACAAGCGCATCACCCCTCAAGCCATTGTGCAGTTCACCGATGGTTATGTCGGGGACTGGGGCCGTACCGATGTGCCTACGCTGTGGGCCATCACATCTGATTTGGTTGCGCCGTTCGGCACTTCGATCAAGGTGGAAGTATGAAACTTTTAAGGTTAAAACTTATTTTTGTTGCCGAGCTAGTGGTGTGCATCGCTGGCTTGGTTGTTGTGTGGTTCGATGTTTATGTTTGGAGACCGTGATGAGCTTGAAAGATTTTATTCGTGGGTGGTTGTTGGACGATGGCCGCAAAGTAGTAGAAGCGCGCACTGTAGGCTTGGAGGGCCCGCCCAGCACAAACCTTACGCGCCAGTTCAGCATTCACGCCGCCCTCAACGGCAGCTACATCGAGTTCACTCGGCGCAAGTACAACCCCAACGGGCCTGACGAATTCATGCGAGAGGTGTACCTCGTACACCCCGACGATTCTTTGATTGATGCGATCAGCACTGTGCTGGTCTTAACGGAGAAATGACATGGGATACAGATCACAAGTGATGGCGCTCATCTACCCTGAGCGCGGTAGCGACGACATGGTTGCAAAGTACGAACAGCTCAAGCTGCTGATGGCTACGACGTTCAAGGATGTAACGAACGAATACTTTGGCATTTGCATGGAGTGGGTAGAAGCCGACCGTGTGCTGAAGTTCAGGATGGGTGATGTGAAGTGGTATCCGTCCTATGCGGATGTGCAGAAGTTCGAGGCCATGCTGGAAGAGTTTGGTGGCGACATACCCGGCTACTGCACAGAGTTCGTTCGTATCGGCGAGGAATCAGATGACGTTGAACAACGCCAAACCGGCGACAACAACGAGTATTACTTGCAAGTGCGCCGCGAGATTGACTGCAACATTTAAGGTTAAAACTTATGACAAATCTAACAGCGAAAGAATTGCAAGCCGCTGACCCCAAGCGGTTCCAGAAGGAGTATTTAGCGTGGACAAACTACGCCCTTGACTACAACTGGTGGGACTACATGGAGGAAACCTTCAAAACGGATGCTTCCAACGAAGGCATAGACGTTCAGCGTATCTACTTTAGCCTGTCGTACAGCCAAGGGGATTACGCATCGTTCGAGGGTCAGATCAATGTGGCCGAATGGATGGAGGCCAAGGGCTACGACGAAACGTACCCTGCGCTGTATCTGGCCGTCAAGGACTACGGCGAGTATGCGTCAGTGTCAGACCGCACCAATCGCGGGGGCTGGCCGCGCGTAAACCTAGACGGCAACGTCGTAGGCAACACAAACCCCGAAGGTATTTTTGCGGGGTTAGATCAAGACGCATGGGACGCGCTGGTGTATGAGCAGTTTGATGCCGCAGGGCTTGAGGACGAGATGCAGTCGTTCGTGGAGGACGTGTGCCGCACGTTGTACCGTGACCTACGTGACGAGTACGAGCACCTGACGAGCGAGCAATCGTTCATTGAATCGTGCGAGTGCAATGAAATAACTTTTGAAACCGAGGAGTGTGAAGCATGAGATATCAAGTAAGTCTTAGTAACAGGAACATCTTGCTAACCCAGCACCAACTGGAGATTCTGATGACCGCAGTGCAAGACGCCGAGCAGATCGGGGAGAAGCATGTGGGCACAGGCAAGGGGTCGCAAGGCTATCAAATGGCCTACGTGCCTACGATTGAGGCCAAGCAACCGCACGAGTGGCTGAACGTCTTGTGTGTGGCCGATGACTTCGTGGATGCCACCAAGATGGCAATAAAGCTTGTCGCCACTGAACCATAACTTTTAAGGTTAAAAGAAATGACCACATGGCCATTCCCGCCACCCACGGGCCCAGTGCCGTGGACACCCAAGCAGATCAAAGAGTACAACCAGCGTCAGCGTAACCAAGCACCTGACGCCCCACTTTAAGGAAACATCATGAACTACGTAACTGACATTCAACCTTCGACAATCGCCGGCGTTGCTCGCTCTGCCATGATGGTGGACTTGCACATCTCCGTGTACTCGGGGCGCAAGCAAGACAAAGCCACACAAGGCGAGGTCACAGCCGCCAAGGGGTCAGGCTCCAAGAAAGCCGCATCGGTCTACAAGAACCTGTTTGCTGAGTGCAAGGAGCTGGACGCACTGACCAAGTTCCAAGCCCGTGCCCGTTCGGAACACTACCGCATGACCCTGCCGTGGAATGACCAAGGTGCAAGGCTCTTGCCCACTGCCGCCCTGCTCGACTACCAACAGACCATGAACCGTTGCAAGGCTGAGTTCGAGCGATTGGTCGATGCGTTCCTTGACAAGTACGACACGCTGGTTGCGGCCGCCGCGTTCCAGTTGGGTACGCTGTTTGATCGGCAAGAGTATCTGTCTCGCGCACAGGTCGCACTGCGCTTTCGTATGGAGTCGAGCTTCACGCCACTGCCTACCGGCGGGGACTTCCGACTGGACGTTGAGAGCGCCGTACAGCGTGAGCTGGTGCAGCAGTACGAGGCACAGCTTGAGGCTAAGCTGGCACAGGCTAACCAAGATGCGTGGAGCCGCTTGCACGATGCGTTGCTGCGTCTGTCTGATCGACTGACCATCGACGAGGATGGCAAGAAGAAAGTGTTCCACGACACCACCGTAACGGGCGCTATCGAGTTGTGCGATCTGCTCACCGTTATGAACATCACCAAAGACCCTCAGCTTGAGTCAGCGCGCCGTAAGGTTGAGGCCGTATTGTCTGGAGTAACACCGAAAGAACTGCGAGATGAACACAGTACACGTATCCAAACTAAGCAGCAAGTCGATGCCATCCTCGATGCCTTTGACTGGGGTGTTGCAGACGACGTGGGCGCATGAAGATTCGTATAGACAATGGAGGAACGCATGGCGTAACCAAATGCAACAAACTAACGAACGCGAATACAGATACGAAGAACGCTGCGGCGAGTACGCCCTTAAGTGCTGGCACGCTGGCAACGAAGTCTCATGGCGAGGTGAGCTGGACTCACGGCCTGAATGGCTTGAGCGCATCCTTGTCACCGCCACTGTCGGCGGGCACCTCAAGCGCATACATCAACCACCGCCAGACGCCATCGTCTGGTTCACCACCGATCTCGACAACAATCTCTTAACTTTTTTGGAGCTTACATGATCTATGACAACCTAACTGACGACGAACTTATCCGCGAGGCCGATGGGCAGAGTGGCCTCATCAAAGCGTTGAGCGAACGTCTTGAGATGCGGCAACGCATGTACCGCGACCTTCTGGAAGAAACCCCCCGCAACCCCGATCAACAAGAATTGTTTTAAGGTTAAAAGTTTATGCCTGATCTCAAATCCGAAATGTCTAAAGTAATCAACCAATGGAATGACCCCGTGCCTACACCAACAACTATCACCCCCACCTCCGGCCGCGCCGTCACAACCAACTCCACGCGCACCACGTTTAACTACGTGCGTGACAACCCCGGCGTAACTCGCGGCGAAGCTGTGGTTGCTCTTGAGAAACTTGGGGTTCCATCAGGCTCGTCTACCTCGCTGATCTCCGTAATGGTTGGGCGAGGGAATCTGCGTAAAGCTGCGGATGGCGGGCTGTTTGCAGTGCAGAAAGAGTACGCGCCTATTACACCCCCCACGCAAGCCAAAGCCGTTAAGACACCAGCACCGGCACCGAAGCCCGAGGTCATTGAGACGCCGACAGAGTGGACAGTCGAGTCCGTGATCGGTGGTCTGAACGTACGTCAAGCTTTGGCTGTGTACGATGAGTTACGAAAAATCTTTGGAGCGTGACATGGCACAAGCACAAGTAATTTTCGAGGCGCTGATGCGCACTAAGGGGTACACCGACTTTGGTACAAACAAGTCCGGCAAGTACACGATTCCATCGCTCCAAGTGCGATGGGTCTATTTCCAGCTTGGCTGGGAGATGAAGGGAGTGGCGGCATGAGAGACGTATTGAAGCTGGCGCTGGAGGCGTTGGAATACGCTGATGAAATGATCGACACCGTGTGCGTGCCGAACGCCATCACCGCCATCAAGCAAGCCTTGGAGCAACCTGAAGAGCGCTACATCTACGGCACACCTTTGCTTGACGCCTTTACCAAGCCAGCACCTGTGCAGAAACGTCCGCAGAACTGCGGCACAAGGTACTGCAGTTGCGTTGAATGCGTGATGGAGAAGAACACATGACCTGCACACACCAATGGCACGATGCCACCACAGCCGCTGGCCCTGAGTGGGTCTGCTCTCAATGCAAGGTGAAGTACAGCGACACCAAGCAAGTCACTCGGGGGAAGCGGCACGAGTTAATGGAATTGATGAAAGACTTACCCGCTGACGAGACATGGATTGACGCATTTATGAGGCGGCTCAAGGAAAAAGAACCGTTAATTTATGACTACATGATCTTAAAAGCACGTGAAGCCAAACTGAAAGAAAAAAATGAAATGTAAGTGCCACCCCGACTCGCCCTTTCACTGGGCGCACAACCCGCAACCGAGCATATTTATGGCTGACCACACATTCAGGGCCAAAGGCGCTGAAGGCAAGAGCGGTTCGCAGGTCGCCTCTGACTTTGTGGAGTCTCAGCGCAAGGCGGGTAAAGCCCCCGGCACCATCCATAAACTCGGGTCGCAGACAAAAGAAAAAGAACTGGCCATGATTGCGTTTAAACAGTACGGAACGTACAGCCGCGCTCACCCAAACATTAAGCCAACACTGAACAAACACGAATTACCAAAGGGGAAGATATGAAGCTGTACGAAGTACCAAGGTACAGCCGCAACAAGGACGTGGAGACATGAAATGCCCCGTTTGTAACGCTTGGGTTAGCGTTTTAGAAACCCGTCAAAAATCTGACAACAGCACTTACCGGCGCTATGAATGCGCCAACGGGCACAGGTTTACAACTTACGAGCGCATTGTTTTGCGTGACATTTGACTGTCATTTGCCCGGACTACTATGTTTTTGCAGCACCGTCGCTGCGTAGGAGACCACTATGTTTAAATTTGAAATGACTATTGGCTGGCTGGGCAACGGCAAAGTTACCGTCGAGACCAACGACTTTGACGCGATTGAAATCCTCAAGGACTTTGTGGAGTTTCAAGAGGAGAATGGCTGGATCGACTGCTACGATTTCAGCACTGTTGACTTTGAAGCTGAAGAAGAGGAAGAAGAAGCTGAAGAAGAGGAAGAAAAGGACGAGACCATGTCTGGTCAAGTTGTGCAATAAACAACACCGTTGTTTATTTGACCGCAATCACACGGCCTCGGAACTCAATGGAGTCGGGGCCGTGCGTGGTTGCCAACTCAGGCAACAGCAGCTTGCCATTAAAAAACGTCAGTACGGCAAAGCCGGAGCGCCAGTTCAACGGCCCTTGCTCGGTGTAGTCTTCAAACTGTGGGCCATACGGCTCTGCCAAAGTCCCCGTATCAATGCCGTACCGCACCCCGTTGTAATCCGAAAAAGGCGTGACTTTCAGGCTGTGCAGGTGGCCTGTAACGATGTTCTTGCCTGACCACATGGTGTTGTTGTGGGTGGCGTGAATGCCGCCTTTGAAGCGGTGCTTGACAATTGTGTCGTCGTTCAACCACACCGACCAGCAAGCTTCCCAATCGGGGAAATGGTCACGCAAGCTAAAGCCCTTGAGATGCTCATACTGCGGCGCGTTAGCTGCCAAGAACGTCTCAAACCGCGCATCGTGGTTACCCAAGGGCCACATGAGCTTGACGTTGTGCCGCGCCGCCTTTGCGGCCTCTTCAATTTCACCCATGCAGATCGTGCAAGCCTTGAGTTCTTCAATTACTGATGGCGACTTGCCCCAGCCAATGCGTGGGTGGCGCGAGATACCAGCGCCGTCAAAGATGTCGCCGTTAGCGATCACGGCGTTGGGCTTAAGTTCTTTAATCGCCCACAAAAGTCCTTTAAACGCTGTGGAATAGATGCCGGGCCAGAAGTGCGCGTCAGAAAAGACGATGACTGTGCCATTTAGGATGCCAAGGTTTCTGGCTTTTGAGTGTGTGGTTGAAATTTGCAACTCAGGTCTGGCCTGCGCCTCATTGGGCGCTTTGATCGGTTCTTTTGTTTTTGCTTCAATACGTCTGCGCCGCTTGTAAAGGGAAGACATATTTATGTTCAACGTTTTACTAGCGGCTTCCATTGATGCGCTGTTTTGAATGACGCTGATGATTTGACTGTCTGTATAAAGCGTTTGAGGCATCACAATCTCCTTCGCCAATACAAGGTGTCTTTGCACCCCCATGGCTTGGTTGGTTCAAACATTTTGAAGCCGCAAGCAATTAAGCTGTTGGCGGAGGCGGGATTAAAACGAGTGTCAGTCACGAGCCAGTTCCATCCAAGAGCTTTCGCCTGTCGGATTCGGACACGAATAAACTTCTTCTGCAGCCCTTGTCCACGAGCATCAGGCACGACACCAGCGCGACACAAATAACCGCAATCAATCCAGCTAACAGTTCTAGTAAGCCCCGCAAAACCAACATCTTTGCCATCCTTAGTAGCAATCCACCAGCATCCAAAATTTGTGTCAACTGGTGTGTCATAAGGCAAACAAGTGTTTTGAAGCGCCGACAATCTTTCCTGTACGGACTCTTTGCGGATGTCAACACGGTTAATCATGGTCGTATTGAAAACGCATGCCGTGAAAAGTTTATTACAAACAAAGATTGTGTAGTATTATAAAGCCGCTACACAACCCAACAACATTTACCACAAAGGAGCCCGCCACCCAATGAGAACCTTTGCCACAAAGTCCATACGCGAGCTACTTCGCACTGCCCCAGACGGACTAGACGTTAACACAATCGCCAACACACTTGACCGCGAGCCGAGCAACATTCGCTCAAGGCTCAAAGAAATGCCTGACGCCTACATCGACAGATGGGTGCGTCAGTACGGCAATCCCCCCATGGCCATCTGGTGCGTAGTTGTGCCGCCAGAGAATTGCCCCCGACCAGACGCACAACCAAAGGAGAAAGTTAAATGAGTATTCAAAACCCCGCATGGACACCAGAAGAGGGAGAAGTTATGCAGCAGATGTTGAACAAAGGCGCGAGTGGCACCACGGCCGACGACATACAAATCAGCGGCAACCACTACAAGGACATGCCCATCCAACCGTGGCACATCATGGAGGCAGTGTTGTCGCACGATGAGTTCATTGGCTTCCTCAAAGGCAACGTCATCAAGTACAGCCTACGTGCGGGCCGCAAGGACGGTAGCGACGACGCGGGCAAGGCCAAGCACTACATGCAAAAGCTCAACGAAGTGCAAGGGTACTGACGTGGCAACGCCTGAGTCCAAAGTCAAAGCCAAAATCCATGCGCTGCTCAGGGCGCATGGGGCCTACGCCGTCAACTACATCGGCGGCGTCAGTGCCAACAACGGCACGCCTGATATCCTTGCGTGCCTCAACGGGCGGTTCATCGGCATCGAAGCCAAGGCTGGCAAGAACAAGCCGACCGACCTGCAAACTCTTAACCTTAAAAGAATTGACGAAGCTGGTGGCCTTGCATTGGTCATCAACGAAACTTGCTTTGTTACTCTGGAGTTGATGTTACGTGACCCAATCCAAGCCCGATCCAATTACCACCTTTTTGCAAGACCACTTGCCGAAGCTGACGCCGGAGCAGGAACGCCAGTTAAACGCAAACCTAAAGAGACGTGAACGATATGCCAAAAAGACGAACCTTGCATGGAAACCAACCGAAGAAGATGCGGCCGAAGATCGTGCCGCGCAACTAGACGCAGCAATGCGCAGGACACCTAAATGAAAATTGTCACGTTCGATGCAGAGACGTACTACGACCGCGAGTACAGCCTGAGTAAGATCACGACCGAGGAGTACGTGCGGTCGCCGCAGTTTGAGCTGATTGGTTTTGCTATCAAGACCAACGACGGCCCTACTCAGTGGGTGCCCAAGCCTGAGTGCGAGGCGTTCCTCAAATCCTTTGACTGGTCTGATGCGATGGTGGTTTGCCAAAACACTGCGTTTGATGGTGCCATCCTTGACTGGAGGTACGGCGTCAAGCCGATGGTGTGGGCGGACATACTGGGCATGTCACGAGCCCTGTACCCGCATGGCAAGGCACACAGCCTCAAGGCGCAAGCTGAACGCATGGGTGTGGGAGTCAAGGGCGACGAGGTGCTGAACGCGATTGGCAAACACTACGCTGACTTCTACGATGCGGAGCTGGCACGATACGCTACGTACTGCATCAACGACGTGGAGCTGACGTACGACATCTTCATGAAGTACATGGCCATGGGTTTTCCCAAGCAGGAATTGAAACTCATCGACCTGACACTGCGCATGTTCATCGAGCCTGTGCTGGAGCTTGACCCCGCCTTACTGCGCGATCATTTAGAGAACGTCAAAGAGGCCAAGGTTGCACTGCTCGAAACTGTGCGGGACAACATGCTGAAAGACGCTGACCCGGACTACGTGCATGCGATCTACACGGAGGGTATGGCAGGCATCAAGACGCTGCTCATGTCCAACGACAAGTTCGCCAAAGCACTGGAGTCCTTGGGTATTGACCCGCCCACTAAGATCAGCCCGACCACTGGCAAGGTGGCATGGGCATTTGCCAAAACTGACGACGCGTTTAAGGCGCTGGAGGAACACGAAGATGAGCGAGTTCAAGCACTGGTGGCTGCCCGACTCGGGAATAAAACCACACTGGAGGAAACTCGTACGGAGCGTTTTATTGGGATGGCTCATCGCGGTAAGTTTCCGGTTCCTCTGCGGTATTACGGTGCTCATTCTGGTCGTTGGTCTGGCCAAGATTCTGTAAACCTGCAGAACCTGCCGTCACGCGGCACGAACGCTGGCAAGATCAAGAAGGCCATCAAGGCACCTGACGGGTACGTGGTGATCGACTGTGACTCCGCGCAGATCGAAGCGCGGGTGCTGGCGTGGCTGGCTGGACAGGGCGATCTGGTGCAGGCGTTCAAGGACAAGCAGGACGTGTACAGGCTCATGGCCGCAAAGATATACGGCATACCTACCGAAGACGTGACCTCCGGTGCTGGTAGTCAGCGGCAGGTGGGTAAGACCGTTGTGCTGGGCGCAGGCTACGGCGTTGGCCACGTCAAGCTGCAAGCGTTCCTGAAAACGCAAGCGGGTGTGGTGGTGTCCCTTGACGAAGCCAAGCGCATTATTGACACGTACCGTAGCGCCTCATTCAAAATTGCTGACTTCTGGCGAAGCGCAGGGGACGCGCTCACGTCACTCATTACTGGGCAGACCATGCAGGTCGATGCGGTGGGCCTGATACGCGCAGTGCCCGGTAAAGGGTTAACCCTACCAAGCGGGTTGCATATCCAGTACCCCAACCTGCGCGCCATCACCAACGCCGAGACTGGTAAGCGAGAACTTGTGTACACATCCAAGGGGCTGCCCGTTCGCATCTACGGCGGTAAGGTCGTGGAGAACGTCTGTCAAGCCGTGGCCCGTCAGATCGTGGCTGAGCAGATGCTGCGGGTGTCCAAGCGGTACAAGGTGGTGCTGACGGTGCATGATAGCGTGGCCATCATTGCCAAGAAAGACGAAGCGGCCGAAGCCCAAGCTCATCTGGAGGAGTGCATGAACTGGAACCCGAAATGGGCAGTGGGCCTACCGCTTGCCTGTGAAGCTGGCATGGGGGATAGCTATGGCGACTGTTGACTGGTAAACTGGGGGTCCAAACAAACCTCCGGTTATTTCCTATGGCACTCGCTCATTCCTATTCGTCCGTCAAAGATTACGAAGGTTGCGCTCGTCGCTACCACGAAGTCCGTATTCTCAAAAAATTTAAATCAAAAGACACTGAAGCAACTCTCTATGGAACAGCAGTACACAAAGCCTTTGAAGACTACATCAAAGACGGCACCCCACTACCTGCAAATTTTGCGCACTACAAGCCATTTGTGGAACCTCTCGCTGCCCACCCGGGCGACATCCGATGCGAAGAGCGAATGGCAATCCGAGTCGATTTCAGCCCATGCGGATTCTTTGACAAGGACGTGTGGTTTCGAGGAATCCCTGATTACCTAGCCATCAGCAAATCCGGCAAGACCGCACTTGTGGGTGACTACAAGACGGGCAAGTCCAGCCGGTACGCCGACACCGCACAGCTCGAACTCATGGCCGCTATGGTTATGCTGCACCATCCGACCGTTCAGAAGGTCAAAGGTGCGTTGCTGTTTGTGGTGGTGGGCGACATCATCAAAGCTGAATACAAGCGTGCCCAACTCCCCGAGATTCTGTCCAAGTGGGCAGGCAGAGCCGGGGCTATCGAGAAGGCCGTTGATGTGGGGGTGTGGAACCCCCGGCCAAGCGCATTGTGCAAATTCTGCCCGTTGTCGGAGGAAGCATGCGAACACAAATCGTAGTAGGTGGCGTATACGGGCGCTGGACAGTCGAGGCAGGGTCAGACCTGCGGGGTAACGAGCGATACTACGCATGCGTATGCCAGTGTGGCACCCGCAGTATGGTTAGGAAGTCTGTGTTAGTTGCCGATAAGTCTGGGTGTGCGGCGTGTGCGCCACGACTCCACAATGTGACGCATGGCAAGACGCGCTCGTTCGAGTTCGGTGTGTGGACGGCCATGAAGAAACGATGCCAGTATGCTGGCCACCCGCATTACGCGTTGTATGGCGGGCGCGGGGTTTCTGTCACCCCCGCGTGGCAGTCATTTGAGGCTTTCTTCGCGGATATGGGGGCATGCCCCCACGGGAAAGATGGCTCCATTGATCGTATTGACCCTAACGGCAACTATGAACCCGGCAACTGTCGCTGGATTCTCAAAGCTGCACAGGCAAAGCACCGCCGGAACGTGCCCCTTATTGACGGTAAGACCCTGCCAGACTTAGCATCGGAGCTTGGCGTCAAGTACTCCACCTTACGCATGCGAATTAAAGCTGGGTGGCAACGTGATTTGTGGGGGTGTACCCCCAAAGAACTCGGAACACGGAAGTAACTAAAATGGCTAAACCACGCGATTACGCTGCCGAGTACGCCAAGTACCAAGGCAAGCCCGAACAGATCAAAAACCGCTCGGCCCGCAACACGGCGCGGCGCGAGTTTGAAAAAGCCAACGGCGATATGCCGTCCACCACGGACGTAGACCACAAGAAGGCAATGTCCAAGGGTGGCAAGTCCTCTCTGTCCAATCTGCGGGCGGTGCCGCAGTCAGAAAACACCAGTTTCTCTCGCACCAAAACAGGTGCAATGAAGTCGCAAATTTCTAAGCGCGAGCGCAAGAAATAAGGTACGATTTGCGTGCCGGTTTGACACCCGGCACCATGTGTTTTCTCCAAGGGTTTGGCCCGGTAGTTCGCTACCGGGCCATTTTTTCCGTCCGTCAATTTTTTCTATTCAACATTTATGCAAATCATCGAAGACAAAGCGTTGCTGTTCAACACGCGCAAAGCAGGGCAGATCACTGCAATCATTCCAAAGAGTAAAGTCGTTGCAAGCAACGGCGATGTCGACCAACTACTGGTCAACTGGGGTTTTGACGAGGTGCAACTCCTGCGCAACATGGGCATCAAAGATGTTCCTAGCCCCATACAAGGCCGATACAAGTGGCCGGGTATGTACACTCCATTCGACCACCAACGCACCACGGCAGACTTTCTAACACTGCATCCGCGATGCTTCGTGTTTAACGAGGCCGGCACAGGCAAGACCTCTGCTGCTGCATGGGCCGCTGACTACCTTATGACGCAAGGTAAAGTCAAGCGCGTGTTGATTGTGTGCCCCGTATCCATCATGGAAACCGCGTGGCGCTCGGACTTGTTTAAGACGGTGATGCACCGCACCGTAGCGATTGCGCAAGGCACGAGGACCCAGCGGCAGGCAGTCGTGGCAGGGAAATACGAGTTCGTCATCATCAACTTCGACGGCGTGAAAGTCGTTACGAACGAGCTGATTAACGGGGGCTTCGATCTCATCATTGTGGACGAAGCCAACGCCATCAAAACTGTGCAGACCGAACGCTGGAAGTGCTTGGCCGCGCTTGTCAAGCCCAGTACCCGGCTGTGGATGATGACCGGCACACCGGCATCGCAGTCCCCGCTTGATGCGTACGGTTTGGCCAAGCTTGTGAACCCTGACGCAGTGCCTAAGTTTTTTGGTGCGTTCCGCGACCGCGTGATGATTAAGCTCTCGCAGTACCGGTGGGCCCCACGGCAAGATGCGCAAGCCATCGTGCATCAGGTTTTGCAACCAGCCATACGATTTACCAAAGAGGAGTGTCTCGACCTGCCAGACATGCTGTACTCAACGCGTGACGTGCCGCTGACTCCACAACAGACCAAGTATTACGACGCCATTCGCAAGCAGATGGCGGTCATCGCAGCGGGCGCAGAAGTCACGGCCGTCAACGCCGCATCCATGCTGAACAAGCTCCTGCAAATCTCGCAGGGCGCTGTGTACACGGACGACAGAGATGTGGTCGAGTTTGATGTGGACAACCGCGTGAACGAGTTGCTTGACGTGATTGCTGGCACCAACGAAAAGGTGCTGGTGTTTGTACCGTATCGGCACACGCTGGAGATGCTGAACGACCGCGTTATCAAGGCGGGTTACACCACGGCAACCATTCACGGCGGCGTGGCCGCTAACAAGCGGGCTGAGATTATCAAGGAGTTCCAAACCGAAGATGACCCTCGCGTTCTTATCATGGTGCCGCAAGCTACGGCACACGGGATTACCCTAACTCGGGCCAATCAAGTGGTGTGGTGGGGTCCAGTAAGCTCCACTGAAATCTACATTCAAGCCAACGCACGCGCTCACCGCGCAGGGCAGAAAAATTGCGTTACAGTCACGCACTTGCAGGGGAGTCCCGTAGAGCGCCGCATGTACACCATGCTCCAGAACAAAGTCGATCTGCACCAAGCGCTCGTTGATTTATACAAACAAGTGCTTGACGAGAAGATTTGACAGTGTATAATTCAGATTCGTTCAACATAAATCAAAATAGGTTCTCCCATGGATGCAAACACACTGGTAAAGGTCTACGTCAAAATTCGTGACGCCAAGGCCGCAAAAACTAAAGAGATGGAAGCCGAGATTGCCGCGCTTGACGAGCAGCTTGGCGTCATCGAAACCGAGCTGCTGGAGCTGTGCAAGACCACAGGCCAAGACGGCGGCAAAACACAATTCGGATCGTTTCGGCGGTCCGTCAAGACGCGGTACTGGACCTCTGATTGGGACAGCATGTACCGCTTCATCAAAGAGCACGATGCGCCAGAACTTCTGGAGCGCCGCGTAAGTCAGACAACCTTCAAGGAATTCTTGCAGGCCAACCCTGACAAATTACCCGAGGGTATGAACGTAGATTCCCGCTACGCCATCACCGTCACCCGGGCACGTTAAATCAACCAAGGAAATCAACATGAGTAACATGACACTTTTCAAATCCGGCTCCGTTATCCCCGACTACCTGCGTGAAGCAACCGACTCAACTACCAAAGACATTGCGGGCTCGTCCGGCGGTAAACAAATCTCCATCAAGGGTGGCGTATGGCGCATGGTGGTCGGCGGTGAGGAAGTCGCAAAGAACGAAGATCGCTCCATGAACATCGTGGTGGTCTCGGCCGGTAAAGGCGTGTCCCGTACGTTCTATGCGGACAAGTACGAAGAAGGCAAAGACATCAAGCCAGCATGCTGGTCCGCCGAAGGCGTCGTGCCCAACGAAGAAGTGCCAGAGCCACAAGGCAAAACCTGCGCTACCTGCCCTCAAAACATCGAAGGCTCTGGTGAAGGCAAGTCCCGCGCATGCCGTTACAGCAAGCGTTTGGCTGTGGCTTTGGAGAACGATATCGCTGGCAACATCTACCGCCTGTCGGTGCCCGCCAAGTCTTACTTCGGCAAGATTGACGGCGACAAGATGCCCCTGCAAGCGTACGGCAAGTTCTTGTCTGGCCACGGTATTCCAATCACAGGCGTTGTGACCGAAGCCCGCTTTGACACTGCCGAGGCTGTGCCTGTGCTGAAGTTCCGCGCTGTGCGTCCGCTGGAGCGTAGCGAGTGGGAGTTGGCCAAGGCTCAAAGCCAGACCGAAGACGCGATGTTGGCCGTCGAGTTCAAGATGGTGCCGAGCAAGCCCCAACTCGCACTACCCGCTGCGTTTGCAAACGCGGACATTCCCGCCAAGGAAGAAGACACTGGTACAGAAGTAACTGAGCCGGTCAAGCGCGCAACTAAGCCGAAGGCAGAAGTAACCCCCGCGTCCGCTAAGAACGTGAAGGATGTGCTGGCATCATGGGCGACAGACGACGATGAGTAATAGAGCCCGGGGGTATGACTCCCTCTTCATCCGCAAGGTGAAAGACGCCGACCACCTACCAGATGTACTGCATCTGGCTGGGCTGTGCATCGAGAAGAACATCCCCGTCACGGAAGTGGCGGCGTTGCTCGGTGTGACGCGTGCAACTTTCTACAACTGGATGACGGGGAAGACTACACCAAACCCTCGGTCTCTGGCGCTGATTCCAAAGATTACAACGCGCTTGTCCAAGCGTAAGTGATCGCGCCCAGTGGGGCGGCAGGACGTCCTGCCGCCCCTTTTTTATCCCAGTTACCCGCGAGGTTTTGTGACTGATTTTCTCGACTCCGTTTTGCCCGTACAGGGCACATACTGCACGGTGGGAATACGGTCCGGTGTAGTCAAGCAATCGTTCCAAGTCACGATTGCTGACGTTGATGCTATTGGAAGTGGACTTGATGCTTCAGGTGTAGATGCGTACTTTGCGCTGGCTACATTCAATGACGACTCAAGCCGTAAGGTTGACAACGCTGCGTTCTTACGCGCGTTCTTTCTTGACCTTGACTGCGGCAC